CCTCGGTAGACTACAGGCTTAAAAGCTTGTCTTCCCTGCCTACGAAATATGACAGAGCGATCATCACCAAAACGAGCAGGGTCGATACCAAGAATTACAGGTGATAGCTTTACATGATCAGCTTGATATACACGTTTAGCTGCATCTTCGGTATCTGCCAAAGCTATTAACTGGTCATCACCTTGTGCTGAGAAGTCACATAGATATTCCCTAGCAAATGAAGTCTCACTCATATCACGTTTAAGACGAGTTACCTCATTAGGATGTAGAGAATCTGTGTCATAAACGGTATATCTAGCAGCAGTCCAATCTTCCTCGTTTATTGCTTTGTAGTACAACTCAGAAAACAAGTTAATGCCACTAGGTGTACCGATAAATATCGACCAACCAAGACGGTCAGAAAGTGCAGGTTGAACTATATCTGTCCATAGTTCGTTTTTTAGCTGTGCAACCTCGTCCATAACTATGCCATCTAGACGTAGACCACGCATAGCATCAGGATTATCACCACCAAACAGCCTAATTATTGCACCGTTATGTTTAAATTTTATAGATAATTCACCTTCATTTATTTCTATAGCTGATCTTTGTCTTAATGGCTCTATTTTTTGTTTTAATCTAGCCCATGCAATAGCTTTTGCTTGGCGAAGAAAGGGAGCAACATAAACAAACATAGACAATTCCTTGTCTGTTTTCATAGCTTTGTCTATTAGTTCCATAATTGCGAGTTCAGTTTTACCAGAACGTCTATGCAAAGCGTAAACACTAAACCTTTTCTTGTTTATATGACACTGTCTTTGCCATTCACGAGCCGTATAGTCAAGACTTACTTGCATTAATTAAAATTAATTCCAATAATAGTTATATATATTATATCTTTTATGACTAGTGTGACCGTAACTGCTGATAGTACAGCTACTGTTAACGAAAGTAGAGTACCTAAAACAGAAATTAGACTCTGCACGTTAGATGAATTTAAGGTATTAGCAGAACCATTGTTTCAAGAGCATTACGAAGAGATTGCTCGCAACAAACAAGTAATGAAGCTAAAACCAAACTGGCCGATGTATGAAGCAGTCGACCACGGAAAATTCCTATTTATTTATCTAGCAATGCAAGGTGATGTCTGTATTGGTTATTCTATGAATATCATCATGCATCATTTTCATTATGCTGATCTAAGAGTTACCCAGAATGACGTTTTGTTTGTCAAAAAAGAGTTTAGGGGTGGACGATTAGGTTTGCGTTTATTGAAAGTTACAGAAGATCACGCAAGATCTGAAGGCTGCAAATTGATGTTATGGCATGCTAAAGAGAACACCGCTTTGGCTAAACTGCTACCAAAACTAAAATATGGTGTACAAGAAATCATGTATTCTAAGGAGATTTAAACAATGGTAGTATCAGCAGTTGTTCTCGGTGCAGCGAGCGTTGGATATCAAATATATTCTGGTGAAAAGCAAAGGCAACAACAAAAGAAACAGTTAAGGTTGCAAGAACAAGCAAATAGAGATGCTAAACAAAGGGCGAAAGAAGCATCTGACCGTGCTGATATTGAGATGAACAAAGCCAATAGAAAGAGGGCTGATGTTAGTGCATTAACTAGAAAAGAAGAACAAGCAGCAATGTCAGGACCTGCTGGAACATTACTTACTGGTGTACAAGGTGTAGATAGTAGTCAATTGAATCTTGGTGGTAACACTTTATTGGGTGGTTAATCAATGAAAACAAAACGTGCAGACTTGTTAACAAGGTGGGGTCACCTTAGATCAGAAAGAGCTACATGGTGGTCACATTGGCAAGAAGTAACAACATATTTGTTACCTAGAAATGGACGTTATTTTGAGCAAGATAGGAATAAAGGTCATAGAAGACATAACTCGATATACGACAACACTGGTACAAGAGCGTTAAGAACATTAGGTGCAGGTATGATGGCAGGTGCAACATCCCCTGCAAGACCTTGGTTTAGGCTAGGAACGGCTGATCCAGACTTAAATAGGTACGCACCTGTTAAGTTATGGCTTAATGACGTTACAGAACGTATGCAATTAGTGTTTCAGAAGTCTAATACATACCGCACATTACATGGAATATACGAAGAATTAGGAGCATTTGGTACAGCAGGTTCTATTGTTTTGCCTGATCCTAAAACAGCCATACATCATTACCCTGTAACTGTTGGCGAATATGCAATAGCTACTGATTATCAAGGTAGAGTTAATACTTTGTATAGAGAATTTCAAAAAACTGTAGGGGAAACAGTAAGAGAATTTGGGTATAAGCAATGTTCAACGTCCGTTAAAAATCTGTATGACAGAGGTTCATTAGATCAATGGATAACTATTATTCATGCGATAGAACCAAGAGATGATAGAGAACGTGATTTTAAGAAGAAGGACAATATGAACATGGCATACAAATCTTGTTATTTTGAACAAGGTGGTGATGGCGAAGATGTACTTAGAGAAAGTGGATATAAGGAATTCCCTGCTGTTGTACCTAGATGGGGCATAGCAGGTGGCGATATTTATGGTAATTCACCCGGAATGGAAGCATTAGGTGACATAAAACAGCTACAACATGAACAATTACGCAAGGCACAAGGCATTGATTACCAAACAAAGCCACCATTACAAGTGCCTAGCTACATGAAAAACAGAGATGTAGATAGTTTGCCGGGTGGAGTTACGTTTATTGATGGTCAGCAAGGCAAAATTGAGACAGCGTTTAACGTAAATCTTAATTTAAATCATTTATTGGCAGACATACAAGACGTAAGACAGCGTATTAATAGTAGTTTTTATGCTGATTTGTTTTTAATGTTGGCAAATGCTACCGATACAAGGATGACTGCAACAGAGGTAGCAGAACGTCATGAAGAAAAATTGTTAATGTTAGGTCCAGTATTAGAAAGATTGCATAACGAATTGCTTGATCCGTTAATTGATAACACATTTAATAGGATGATTGAAGCAAATTTAGTGCCACCTGCACCAGAAGAGTTGCAAGGTATGGAATTAAACGTAGAATTTGTATCTATGTTGGCACAAGCACAACGCGCTATCGGTACAAATAGCATTGATAGATATGTAAATAACATGGGTATGGTTGCACAAATGAAACCTGATGTATTAGATAAGTTTGATTCTGATGCGTGGGCCGATGGATATGCCGATATGTTAGGCGTAGATCCTAAATTAGTAGTTGCTGGCGAAAAAGTAGCTAAGATACGACAAGCAAGAGCAGAACAACAACAGGCAATGGCACAACAAGAAGCACAACAACAAGCAGTAGAGAATGCAACTAAATTAAATAACAGTAAAACTGGTGAACCATCTATGCTGGACATGATGAACCAGTTTAGTGGTTACAACTCACCATCACCATTGGAGGTATAAATGGGAAAAAGAAACATCACAACACCAGATAATATTAAATTTGGTGATTTGTCAGCAGAAGCACGAATGAAAATTTTAAAAATGAGAGAAAAAAAAGCAAAAGAAGAAGAAGAAAAAAAATTAAAAAAATTATATAATAAATCAAATATGGGAGGTAAGTAATGGCTGAGAAAAAAAAAGATGGCACTATCAAAAGAATACAAATGAAAGATATTCAACTTATAAAAACGAAAATAGCAACAGATTCAGCAACAGAAAAAGATAAAGAAAAATTAGAAATGTATAAAAAACTTTATCCTTCAATGTTTTAATTATGAAAAATCAAGGATTATGGGCAAACATCCACGCCAAGCGAAAAAGAATTAAAGCAGGTTCTGGTGAAAAGATGCGTAAGCCGGGTTCAAAAGGAGCACCAACAGCCAAAGCATTAAAAGATAGTCAAAGCAAAAAGGCATAAGGTGTGACCGTAACCCAGTTATGACTAGATATATTGATGTATGAGTGAATACAATCCTCTCGACCTCAAGAGTCAACAAAAAACCAAAGACAATAAAAAGTCTGAGGAAAGAATTGACCGCCAAAATGAAGAGTCGGACATCAAATGGCTGATGAGCAGCAAGAGGGGTCGCAGATTAATCTGGAGACTTCTGGAAAAAGCAGGTGTTTACCGATCATCGTTTAACACTAACGCAATGGCAATGTCATTTAGCGAAGGTAACAGAAACTATGGTTTGCAAATACTAAACTTAATTCACACTCTCTGCCCAGAGTTATACCCGACAATGATTAAGGAGCAAAAAAATGTCAGAAACGCTGATGACGGAAGCCGATCAAACCAATGAAGGCAGCACACAGCAACCAGTAGAAGAAGCAAAAACCGAGCAATCGGCTGAAGCAACTAATACTGAAGAAACACAGCAACAAGCTGAAACCGTAGCAGATCAGCAAGATTCGGATGAATCCTCTGCTGAAAGTGAAACTAGCGAACAGGAACCCGAAAAAGAAGGTGCTCCTGAGAAATACGAGTTCAACGATAAGGTGGCTGACGCACCAGAAGTACTCGACCCCGAAGTCTTAACTGCATTCGGTGAAGTCGCTAAAGAACTTGACCTGCCACAAGAAGCTGCACAAAAGGTATTAGACAAAGTCGCACCTGTAATACAGGCGAGACAAGCAGCACAGGTTGAACAAGCAAGGACAGAATGGGCAGAAAGTTCAAAATCAGATGATGAATTTGGTGGAGAAAACTTAGATGCCAATCTTGAAGTTGCTAAAACAGCCCTTGATGCGTTTGGTACTGATCCTTTAAAACAGTTGCTGTCAGAATCAGGCTTGGGAAATCATCCCGAAGTAATTCGGTTTATGTACCGAGCGGGTAAGGCAATTAGTGAAGACAGTTATGTTGGTAATTCACAAGGAGCAAATGCACAAGGCAGTAAAGTTCCTAAAGATTTTAACGGCATAGCTAACGCACTATATTCAAATCAGCAAAACAAGTAAGGAGTTATTAAATGGCTACACTATCAACCTCAAATTTAACACTAGCGGATTGGGCAAAAAGAACTGACCCAGACGGTAGAGTTCCAATTGTTGCAGAATTATTATCACAAAGCAACGAAATACTAGATGATTGCGTGTTCAAGGAAGGTAATTTACCTACTGGAGAACGTGTAGTTATTAGAACAGGTCTACCCGGTGTTTACTGGAGAGCACTTAACCAAGGTATTCCATCAACTAAGTCAACAACAGCACAGATTGACGAAGCTTGTGGAATTCTAGAAGCTCGTTCTGAAGTGGACAAAGACTTGGCAATGTTAAATGGTAACACTGCACAGTTCCGTTTATCTGAAGACACTGCGTTCTTGGAAGCAATGAACCAGACTCAAGCAGAAACAATGTTCTACGGTAATCCCGGAACAGATCCTAAGAAGTTTTTAGGATTAGCACCAAGATATGGTGACTTATCTGCTGACAACGCTGTCAACATTCTTGATGCAGGTGGATCAGGTTCTGATAACGCTTCTGTATATCTAGTTGTTTGGGGTGACAATACTGTTTATTGTCCTTTTCCTAAAGGATCAAAAGCAGGTTTAACTCACGAAGATCTAGGTGAGCAAACTGTTTACAACAGTGACGGTACAAGACTACAAGCTTTTGCTACTCGTTATCAGTGGAAAAACGGTTTGGTCGTTAAAGATTGGAGATACGTTGTTCGTATTTGCAACATCGACATTTCTGACCTCCTTGGTAGTACTGGTACACAAACAGCAGCAGCTTCAACTAACTTAGTTAAATTGATGGCTAGAGCATTGTACAGAATACCAAACATGGCAATGGGAAGAGCAGCGTTCTATATGAATAGAACTGTTCACTCAGGCATGGCTATCGCAGCACTTGATAAATCACAAAACGTATTAAACATACAAGAAGGTTTATCACAGTTTGGATCAGCACAAAACTACTTATCATTCCTTGGAGTACCTCTAAGAAGAGTAGATGCGTTGATTAACAGCGAAGCTCGTGTAGTTTAATTTGTTTATTATTAAAGGAGATCTAAAATGATTACAGATAGTCTGCTCAGAGTGAGCGAAGATCAAGCGGTAACAACAACTGCTGTATCTACAAACACTGTTGATTTAAGTGTTGCAAGAGACATGGGTGAAGGTAAAACTTTGTACATGAATTTTGCACTTACTGAAGCATTTGCTAACGGTACTAGCGTAACTTTTGAAGTTATTACTAGTGCTAGTGCAAACTTAGGTACACCAACTGTTATTGGTAGCAGTACAACATTAGCTACAGCAGCACTTACATTAGGTAAAAACATTGTTGTTACTTTAAATCCAGACATCGCTGGCAAGGGTCAGAGATATCTAGGTGCTAGATACACTGTTGTTGGTACTATGAATGCAGGTAAAGTTACTGCTGATATAGTAGAGACAATTGGTGATGGTCAAAAGTACTATGCTTCTGGCTTTACCGTAGTTTAATAAGGAAAATTTATGCCTATTTACAAAGCTAAAATCAAGTGTTTTGTCGGTCAATCTATGCGAGAAGCTGACGAAGAGTTTGAATACAACGGAGAGTTCAATAGTAATATTGAATTAGTTGGTGGAACTGAATCTGATCTGCCTGTGCCGTCTAACACACCAACCGTAGTGTCAGAGGATGTTCAGCCAACTACTCAATCCATTGATTATTTATCAATGACTAAAGCAGAACTTGAAGTTTATGGTCGTTCTATTGGTGTAGAGCTTGATAGAAGACAAACTAAAGAAACTCTTATTAGTCAACTTGAAGCAGCAAATAAATAGGCATTTACAACCTTATTTATTTACCGGGGGGCTAGTAGTAATACTGCTAACCTCCTCTTTTTATAGGAGATAACATGGCAACTGAAGTAGATATTTGCAACCTTGCCCTAGCACATTTGGGTGATGATGCAACAATAGCTTCGCTAAATCCACCAGAAGGATCTGCACAGGCGGAAAAAGCTGCACGTTTTTATCCGATTGCAAGAAACAGTTTGTTAGAAATGCATACATGGAATTTTGCATCAAAGCGTGGAAATATTGCATTAACAACTAATACTCTTGATCAGTGGGATTATGCATATGTAGCCCCTGCGGACATGATGAGTCCTGTTGCAATCATATCTCCTACAGCACAAAACGATTACGCTACAAGAATGTCAGCCGGTGATACCCCCGGAGGTATAACATCCAACTATGCACCTACTATTGTGGCAGGGCAATATACACCACAACAATTTTCATTAGAAGGCGATTTAATATATACCAATCAAGAAAACGCAATGTTAAGATATCAAGCATTTGTAACTGATCCATCATTATTTTCACCTTTATTTGTAGTTACATTGTCATGGCATTTAGCATCTATGTTGGCTGGTCCTGTAATTAAAGGAGATCAAGGTGCGGCAGAAGCAAAACGTAGTTCACAAATGATGGTTAATTATTTGAATAGTGCAAAACAATCAGATAATTTACATAGAGATATTACAGTTGAGCATATAGTTCCTTGGACATCTGGGAGGTAACTTATGCCAGTAACTCGTAATTTTAAACAAGCATTTTCTGGAGGAGAAATATCACCAGAAATGTTTGGACGTATTGCTGATAATAAATTCCAACAAGGTGCAGCAACAATGCGTAATTTTATTGCTAAACCCCAAGGACCTGCTCAAAACAGACCCGGCTTTGCATTTGTTAGAGAAGTAAAAAATAGTTCAAAATCTACAAGATTATTGTCTTTTACATTTAATACAACTCAAACTATGATACTTGAGTTTGGTGATCAGTATTTTAGGTTTCATACACAAGGACAAACTTTATTTTATAACAATGGTTCAGCATGGAATAGTAATGGAACTTATTCAGTAGGTGAAATAGTTATACATAACAATATAAATTATTACGCTAAAACTACAAACCAAAACAGCCAACCACCTAATGCTACAAATTGGTATCCAATGCCAACAAATCCCAACATATACGAAATACCACATCCATATTTAGAAGCAGAATTGTTTGATGTTAATTATGTGCAATCTGCTGACGTTATAACATTAGTGCATCCTAACCATGCACCTAGAGAATTAAGAAGACTTAGTGCAACACAATGGGAATTGCGTGTAATTGATTTTAATAGTCCATTAACTGCTCCTACAAACGTAGCAGTATCTATGTATATACCATCATCTACTTCTACAAACACAGATACTTATGTTTCACACGAATATGTTGTTACGGCTGTTAAATCTAATTTAGTAGATGAAAGTAACCAATCAACTGCGGCATCTGTAAATAATAATATTTTTGTTTCTGGAGCAAAAAATACTATTACATGGAACGCAGTTTCTGGTGCTAGTAGATATAGAGTTTACAAACAACAAGGTGGTATATATGGATTTCTTGGTGAAACTACTGCAACAACACTTGTAGATGATAATATTGCTCCTGATTTTTCTAGAACACCACCAATTCATGAAAATGATTTTGTAGGCTCTGGTAATTATCCCGGTGCTGTATCTTATTTTGAACAACGCAGAGTGTTTGCAGGTACAAATAATGCACCACAAAATATATGGATGACGAAATCAGGTACTGAAAGTAATATGTCTTTTGGATTGCCAATACGAGATGATGATCGCATTGAGTTTAGAGTAGCTGCACGTGAAGCTAATACTATTAGACATATTGTTCCATTAACAAACTTACTTATGCTTACTGGATCAGCAGAATGGAGAGTAACTTCTGTTAATAGTGATGCAATAACACCTACATCTATATCAGTAAAACCACAATCTTATGTTGGTGCAAACAATGCACAACCAGTAATAGTTAATAATAGCTTGGTATATGCTGCTGCTCGTGGCGGTCATATAAGAGAACTAGGTTATAACTGGCAAGCAAATGGTTTTATTACAGGTGATTTATCTCTTCGTGCTCCGCATTTATTTGATAATTTCACAATTGTAGATATGGCTTTATCAAAATCACCTATACCTATTGTATGGCAAGTAAGTAGTAGTGGAAAATTATTAGGTCTTACATATGTTCCAGAGCAACAAATAGGAGCATGGCATCAACATGACACAGATGGAACTTTTGAAAGTGTAGCTTGCGTGTCTGAAGGAAACGATGACGTTACATATTGCATTGTAAAAAGATTTATAGATGGTGCTTTTGTTAGATATGTAGAACGCATGGGTACAAGATTATATGCAACTCAACGTGATAACTTTTTTGTAGATGCAGGTGCAACTTACAATGGTACAAATACAAACACAGGTCAAACCGTAACTATATCTGGTGGTACAAATTATACTAAAGGAGAAAGCGTTACAATAACTGCTAACTATAATTTATTTAACGCACCACCTAGTACTGATGATGTAGGTGATGCAATTGTATTGGTTGATGGTGCAAATTATTATCGTTGCAATATTACTGCTACAACAAGTCAAACAGTAGCTACAGTAAAACTTGATCGGGATTTGCCTGTAAATTTACGCAATACAGCAATAACTACATATGAAGTTGCAAGAAATGTAATATCAGGTATTACTTTTTTAGAAGGTAAAAAATTAAACATATTAGCGGACGGTGCTGTACATCCACAAAGAACAGTTGTTAATGGCTCTATTACATTAGAACGTGCGTCTAGTATCGTACATCTTGGATTACCTATAGAAGCTGATTTGCAAACTTTACCAATGGCATTACAAGTAGAAGCATTTGGACAAGGTAGAGTCAAAAATTTAAATCATGTATGGTTACGAGTATTAGAATCTTCTGGTATTTTTGCAGGTCCTAGTGCAGATAAATTAGTAGAAGCAAAACAACGTACAACAGAACCATATGGAACGCCGCCAAATTTAAAAACGCAAGACATAAAGATTATGCTTACACCACAATGGCAAGACAACGGCCAATTGTTTGTACGTCAAACTGACCCATTACCATTAACTATTGTAGGTTTAACACTAGAAGTAGCTATGGGTGGATAGTGTGACCGTAAAAAGATATTATGTAGATATACTAAAAAATAAAGAAGCGTTGAGGTAAGCACAACAATGGCTCAAGTAGGTTGGAGTGGCTTAAGTAATTTAGGTAAAGCAGGGATAATTACACAGGGTTTTGGTGCGGTAAGTGGTGCTGTTGGTTCTTTTTACGCAGCAAGTGCAGAAAAATATAAAACAAAAAGTTTAGCTTTAAGTTTGCAGCATAAAAAAGATATGGCTCTTTTTAATATGCGTCAAAAAGAAAGTCAAGCACAGCATATAAATCGTGCTTATAACAAACGATTTCAAATAATGAGTTTGAAGCAAGGAGCAGCAAAGTCTAAAAACATAGTATCAATAGCTTCTAGAGGTGGTGTAAGAGGTGTTGGTAGTAATTTAAATGCAATGGTTAGTAATGACATATTGGCAGAGATAGATAAATTAACGATGAATTCTAATAAAGTGCGAGCAGTACAAAACAAACGATTAGAAGGTGTAGGTCTTGGAATACAAGGAGATATGTATGGAATGAGTGCAAGTAATATGTTTGCTACAGCGTCTTCTATTAGTCCGTTTATGAATATGAGCAGTAGTTTGTTAACAGGTGCAGGTAATGTTCTTAGCAGCTTACCAGAAGGAATGTTAAGAGCATAATTATGGCAAAAGTTCCTTTTCAAAATTACAAATTAGGAGAACAAGTAGAAACAGGTTCTGAAGTGCAATTTGGTGCTACTAGTGTAGAACCACAAAAAGATGTAGTTTCTGATGACATAAAACGTATGTCACAAGCTCAAATAGCTTTTGGAAAAACGTTAAATCGAATAGATGATCAGCTTAATGATTCTGAAGCTAAACGTTTGTATAACGAAGCTCATTATGAAGTTGAAGCTGTTGTAAACGAATATGGACAATTACAAGGTTACGATGCAGTAAAACCATTAACAACAGAAGGAGAGGGAGAAGATCAGGTATATACCTTAGATGAATATAACAACAATAAATTAAAAAAAGTTCTTGATACTGGTTCAGATAAAGCTAGTAATGGCGTTGTTAAATATATGTATGAACAAATGATGTCATCGTCTATAAAATCTGCACAAAATAAGATGATTAATCATTCCTTAACACAAGGACGTATAGCATTAGAAAACGAAACAAATGCGAGTATTGACATACATAAAACTAAAGCAAAAAATAATTATAAAGATTTTAGAGATCCAGAGGGTGAATTTAATAAAAATCGTATAGCGGCACATAGATTATTAGAACAAAAAGCAGTTTTAAAAGGTTGGAATCTTGACCCTAATGCCGTTGATGCTAACGGTAAAAAAATTGGAATAAGTGAACAATATTTAAAAGAAAAAAGTGAGCTTGATAAGGAAATAGCAAAAGATGTATTAGATAAATTAGATGAAGACAAAGATACAGAAGGCATTAAAGATTTTTTGGCAAGCTTGAAGCCTTTTACATCTGATAAAACTTTTAATGAATTAGCGTCAGACAAAGAACAAAAACACGAGAATTTTAAAGGTGAGAACTGTGTTAATGCCACTCTTGCTAATACTGGTAATCAAAACGATGGTGAATTTTTAAGTCAAATTAATAAAACAATGTGTTTAAAATCAAACCATGCGTATGAAGATGGAAACGGAGGAGTTGTCACAGATGGATTACATTCAAATGAAAACGAAACATCAGGTACAACAACAACAGAAAATATAGAAACATTACAAAAAATAAGAGATACGTCTAAATTTTATTCACCTGAATCTTCACAAGCAGGTACTCTTATACCAGAACATCAAACTACGCACTTGTTTGCAATACAGCATATAGGAGTAGAAAAAGCTGATTCATTGTACACAAAAGCAAAATCAGACATAGAGATTGATAAAGCAAAATACAAAGAAGATCCTGTATATGCTGAAAAAATAAATAAAAAAATTATACAAAGATACAATCAATTAATTGTTCAAGAAGCAGCAAAAAAATATAAATTTGGTGGTGGAGAATATGTAAGCATTATAGAAAACGATTTAGCAATTATAGAAAAAGGTATTGATTACAATTATAAAAATACTAACGAAGAAGTTAAGGTAGATTTTGTTACAGGTTTGCGTCCTATAGAAGATTTAAAACGTGAAATTAAAGAAACTATTACAGATAAAGAAACACAAAAACACGCAATAAAAGATTTAGAAGTTAAATACGAAAAAATCGCAAATCAAAAAACACAAATTTATAATGAAAATTTAAACGCTGCAAAAAAAATAGCATTTGCAGAGCCAAACGGATACAAGAATCTTGCAGCTAATGGAATACAAATAGATAGTTTTAGTCCAAAAGATCAAGAGATTTTAAAAAATGGACAGCCAGTAGATTCTGATCAAGGAACGATAGCTAAATTAAAAGATAATCCAGAAGAAGTCGTTAATAATTTAGAGTCATACAGCCATAAAATTTCTAAATCTGATTATCTAGAATTAGAAAGATACGCTAAAGAATTGCAAGGAGGAGGAGAATCAAAAATTTTTGAAGTAACTACTGATAACAAAATGTTTAAAAGTGTTTTATATAAAAATGGTTTTGGAGATTTAGCTTTTCCAGAAGAAGAATTAAAAGGCGATGATGCAGCTATATATAATGAACTTGAAGATGCATGGAGAGATAGAATAAATTATGCACAAAGGGTAGAAGGCAGAAAATTAACTAGAGCAGAAAAAGAACAATTATTAGTAAATGTATTATTAGACAAAGTAAATGTAGGCAAAAAATATAAAAAACAGGTTACTTTTGCAACTGTTCTTGAGACAGGTGAAAAGGATAAGTTAGATAAAACATCTGTCCTTGTCAAAGTAAAACGTGCTGATGGAACTGAAACAGAAGATCGGATATTTAATTCAGAGATTCCACCAGATATAAATATTGCAATAATGGCTGCGTTGTATAAACGTAAAAAACCTATGAATCAACAACAAATTGCACAACTATGGCAAAACATGGGTAGGCCAGAAACGTTAGAAGAAGCGGATAAATTTATTAAAGCAAGTAAAAACTATGAATTATTAACTATGGAGGAATAATATGAGTTCATCAAATCCTTTTGATAATGTTGGAAACGATCAATTTTTAGGTGAAAGCTACGGATCTAATCAAAATAATTATGTAGATGACAATCCGTTTGATACTTATTTTAAAGTACAAGACAAACAAAAAGAAGAAGTACTAAAACAAGTTCTTAGTCTTGCACAAAAAAAAGATCCAAACAGAATTGGAAAAGCACAGATATTAGCTGAAGAATTAGGCATACCACCTGACATGGCACTAGATAATGAAGGTGTATTAGAAATATTAGAGGAAAGAAAAAAACAACAAGAAATACAAAATCTTAATGCACGAGATTTAGCATTAGTAAATCCATTGTTGGCAAAACAATTGCGTGATCCTAACTTTGCAGCAATAGCATATGACAATATTCCCAGACTACAAAAAACTGAAGGTTTATTTCCCGGTTTTAAAAAGTTAGCACAAAACTATTACGAAGGTGATGCAAGGGGAACTATCGCAAGAGAAATGGGAGACATTGGAGATCGTTTAAAAACAAACGGTGTACCGTTTTTAGATACAAAAAGAGGATTTGAAGAAGGATATGTGCCCACTCAACAAGATTTAGATGACTTAGAAGCATTAAGAGTAATGGAAGAAAGATTAAGAGAATACGACAATAATGGTATTGGTCTTCTTGAAGGTTTCGCATATATGCCGGGTTTATTGCGTGGTGGTCAAATTGAAGCAATCACAGCAGGTTTAGTAACAGCCAAGGGAACAGATGTTGCAACAAAAGCACTTACTTCAACTTTTTTCTCTCAATTATTTGGTAATGATGGCGGTGGCAATTTTATGGGCTACGGAGTTGGTTACGCAATTGGTCAGGTAGTTTCACCATTTATAAGTCTCTTTACTGGTATGAATGCTTATACCAACAAAATGACTTTAGACATGAAACAAATAGCATCTGGTCATCAATATATGGAAGCAAGAAGTAGAGGTATAAGTGTAGAAAGAGCACAAGTATTAGCAGAAATAACTGGATGGAGTGAAGCTGCTATTGAAAGAGTAGGAATAGAATATTTTTCTCGTGTTTTAAAAAAAAGTGCACCGGGTTACTTAAAACTTATTGACCCATTAACTAGTCCATTAATGAAAAAATCTGGATTAGATAAAGCAATAAACAGAGTATTTGCAAAAAATGTTTTAAGTAACGGTGGACGCAAACTTACATATAAAGCAGCATTATTTAGAGGTGCAACACAATATATGTCTAACGTAGGAGTAGAACTTACTACAGAATTATTACAAGAATTAAATGCAATTGCAGGTATAAATTTATTTGCTGAATTTGAAGATGGAGTAACTCCAATTAGTGCAGTAGAAATAGGAGACAGAATTTATAACACAATGGATATGACTTTTAGAAGTATGGTTTTATTTGGTTTATTGCCGTCAATAGGTAGTTTTGCAACTGATTTTACAGCGGCGAGCAAAGCAAAAAAAGATACCGCAATATTATCTAAGTTAAGTCAAATATCTAAAGATGACGTAACAAAAAAAAGAAATAAAACTGCATGGCAAAACTGGGTACAACAATTAGCCGATCAAAATAATGCAGACACAATACATATAAATGCACAGGAATTCAAACAACAATTAGATAACAATGCTATTACAGAACAGCAATTAGAATTGTTTTCACCAGAACTTGCTAATCAATTAAAAAATGCAGAAAAACAAGGTTTATCAGGAACAACTATACAAATAAAAACTGGTGATTATTTAGCAAATATTTCTGGTACAAAATTTGATGAGTCATTAAAACCACATATAAAATTTGGTAGTGACCAAATGAGTTTGACAGAAGCTAATCAATTTTTTAAAGACCAGCCAGAAATATTAAAAGCAATGAAAGAAGAAGTTAGTAAACAAAAAGACCAATTATTACAAGATCAAGAAGAATCAAGACAAATAGAATTACAAATTACAAACCAATTAAAGAATTTAAATATTTACAAACCACATAATGCCCGGTTTTTATCACGACTAATAGGAAATTTTGCAAAAACATATTCTCAATACACAAATCAAACACCTTCACAATTTATAAACGATCATTTTTATAACATTCAATTAGACACTAAAAGTAAAAATTTTGGTCAACAATATTTTAATCAAGACGGAACAATAAAAACAGATTCGCCATTATTTAAAAACTGGTTTCGTAAATCGAAAATGGTTAATAAAGATGGTACACCAATGGTTTTTTACCACGGAACTACAGACAATATAAGACAGTTTGATTTAGAACACCCAAACAGATTAGACACAGGGTATTTAGGCAAAGGCATATACGTTACTCCTAACAAAGGATTGGCAAAGATTTATGCTGACATTAAAAAAAGTAGATTTAGAAAAAAAACAGAAGATAAAAAAATATTAGAATTGTATGTACGTCTAGAAAATCCAAAAACAGTAAATGTAAATAGTGGGATTAAATCACAAAATAAAGATGGTGGTAAAGCAGCGGCAAATGCATACAAAGATAAATTAATTAACGAAGGACATGATGGTGTCATTATGGTTAATAATTCTGGAGAAATAGTAGAGGTAGCTGTTTTTGATGCAAATGCTGTTAAGTCTGTAGACAATAGTGGTAACTGGTCTAACGAAATAAATGACATATATAAACAACAAGTTACAGAATCCTTTGAACAAAAAGCAACACAAAAACAAGGCAAGCCAGTATCAGAAGAAGTATTTCAATTAGCAAGAATTTTAGAAAATTTTGATTTTGCAAAGAGTAAACCTTTTGCAACTAATCGTGATTTTAAATTAGAAATACAAGGTCGTATACAAGCTGCTGCTAAAAAAGCAGGTGTAAATTTAGCAGATTTTAGTGTAGAAACAGAAAAATATCTTGTAAGAACTTTATTGGAAGACGCACGATTTGCTTTGACAGAAAATGCAAATGCTGTTGGTTGGTATGACGAAAAAGTATCTAAAGCAGTACGAATACTTTCTCTTGTATATCCAAAAGTTGCTACTGATAAAAGACATGAATTTGTATTTAAATGGGCATTAGCAGCTACATCTAACGGTATAAAAGTAGATAAAAATTATGAGTATGCAGCAGATGTATATGAAAAATGGTTGAGGTCAGAAGAAGAACTAGGTGAAGGTAAAGGCAGATTGCCAGAAAAAATGTTAAATGCACAAGGCGAAAAGACAGGTGGTACTGCAAGAGCAGCAATGGAAAAATCTTTTAAAATATTAAATTTATTATTTGATAGAAAATCTTTTAAAGAAATAGAAGAATTTATGAGAACTATGCATACTGTAAGAGAAGTGCATGAGTTTGTAGGAACATATAAAAATGGAAGACAAATAAAAGTAGGCGGTGGTTATGGATTAGATGAAATGGTTTATGGTGCTGCAATAATGGGTCCAAAAATTGGTAATGGATTTTTTGCAAATTTAAATGGCAACTATGACCAATTAACTTTAGATAGATGGGCTATGCGTACATGGGGTCGCATGACAGGTACGTTAGTTTTAAACAAACAAAAACAAGCAAAAATAAAAAGAGGGCAAATAAAACAAATAATTAAAGCTTTAACTAAGACACAGAAAAAAGCGTTTGAAGCAATTATTGGCAGAAAACTTACAATAGGTGACCTTGATCAATTAGCTATTGATATTGAAAAAGCATCTACTACAGAAGAAAATCGTAAATTAATGGCACAAATAGCTACTTTTAAAGAAGATCCAAAACATAAAGAAATATATGTAGAAATTAATGGTAAGCCAAGAAAAGATGATGCCACAGTTTCTCTTGGTGACTACTTGCGTAAAAGAGGTAATTTATTAGCTAAAGATAATGATGGTCAAAAAGAAGCACCAAGTGGTGCTCCAGAAAGAAGAAATATAGAAAAAGTTTTTGCACAAGTATTAGAAGTTTTGCAAAAAGATTATCCTTCTTTAACAATGGCAGATTTGCAAGCACTTGTTTGGTATCCAGAAAAAAAATTATATGATTCTGCAAAATTAAAAGAAGCAGTAGTAGAAACAAATTACGAAGATAATGAAGCACCTGATTATGCCAATGCTGCTGTTGAATTTGCTGCTAGAATAGGTATACCAGATGAAGACATACAATCTGCAATACAGGAGGTGGATGATGAGTTACAGGCCGTTGAGCAATCAAGAGGAACACAACCTGATGCTGGAGGAAGAGGAGAGGTACGAGGAGATGATGGAACTTTCCAACAACAAGGAAGAATTGACGAAACCACAGGACTCCCTCTCAACCCAGATGGAACTGTCACCGTCTACCACCACACCAGTAGAAGAAACGCAGAACGAATCAGAGCGACAGGTGAACTTAGAAGTGCTGGAGAACCTGATGTCTACGTTACCACCAGAGCTATCACGGATACTGGCTATGGTGATACAGCAGTTCCCATCAGGGTTGACCCAAAAATCCTTGAACCAAATGATGAATTCCCTAACGGACGAAGAGATTTCAACATCAGACTTACAGATGCTGAAGGAAATCTTGTCTACGGAGGATCTATTCGAGTAAACGTTGGAGAGTTTGCACAGCAACAAGATTCTGACGGTGCTAGAGGTCGTTTTCAACCGGATACATTAACAGCATTATTTACTACACAAGCAGATTTCTCAACTTTTGCACATGAGAGTGCTCACTATATGTTAACTGTATTAGAAAATATAGTTACAGGAGAAAATGCCCCATTAGAACTAATAAATGATTTTAATATTTTATTAGATTTTTGGGGTGTAAAAGATTTAGAAACATGGAAATCTTTTGACATTGATCAAAAAAGAAAGTACCACGAATCATTTGCATATAACTTTGAAATTTATCTGTTTGAAGGTAAAGCTCCAAGCACGGCATTACAAGAAATGTTTAGGAAATTTAGTAGATTTATTAAAAGAGTTTATACAGATGTTATTTACAAAGTTAACGCTGCTTATAAACAAGAAACTGGTCAAGACTTGCCTATGCTTACTGACGAAGTAAGAAACGTAATGGACAGAATGTTAGCTGTTGATGAAGACATAGTACAAGCAAATGCAATATATGACATGAAAGGTATGTTCCAAACACAAGAACAAAGTGGGATGAATGATACAGAGTGGGCAGAATATACAGCAGCATTAGAAGAAGCAGAAAACGAATCAATAGAAATAATGACACGGCAAAGCATGAGACAAGTGCGTTGGTTAAATAACAAAAGAGAAAAAGTCAAAAAACAATTTGATAAAAAAGTTCTTAAATTGCGTCAAAAAATAGAACAAGAAGAACTTGAAAAATTAAAACAAGATCCAGTTTATAAAGTCCAATCATTTTTAAAACGTGGTGAAACTTATAATGAAAAAGGTGAATTAGTAAAAACAAAAGGTATTCATAAATTATCTATTAATAGCATCAAAAATTTAATACCATTTTATGACGAAGACGTAGCAAAAGCAGATATAAAAAAACTAGGTACTGGTCAAAATGGCATGGTTAGAAAAAACGGTTTAGACGCAAAAGTTGTAGCAGATATGTTTGGGTTTCCATCAGGAGAATCATTGGTAAATGCATTATTAGAAATAAGACCTATACAAGATGTTGTAAAAGAACGTACAGATCATCGTATGTTAGAAGAACATAGTGATTTAATTGATGACAGACAATTAGAATTACAAGTACAAGAAGCAATACATAACGAAGCAAGAGCAAGATTTATAGCAGTTGAACTAGGATTTTTAACAAAAGCTATGCAACCAGTAAGATATCAAGTTGCTGCTGCAAAACAAGTTGCTCAAGATATATTGGCAGAAATGAAATTATCAGAAATAAGACCGTCAGTATTTACAAGAGCAGAAGCTAATGCGTTAAAAGAAGCTGAAAAAGCAATGAAAAGAAAAGATGCTGATTCTATTAGAGATGTTGTACAAGCAAAACGATCACAACTTTTAAACAATCAACTAGCAAAAGAAGCTATAGAAATACAAAAACAATATAGAAAACAAGTTACAAATAGAGATTCTTTATTTAACAAGTTTTTTGGATCTGATAAAAAATTATTTAAAAAAGGCAAAAGTCAACGAAATTCAGATTTAGTAAGTGCGGGTAGAGCAATATTATCTTCTTATGGTATTGGACCAATAGTAGAAAATCCAATGGTGTATGTAGAAAATATGAAAGAATATGACAAATATATGTATGAAGAACTTAAGCCTATGATTGAGGACACACAAGCAGCCGAAGGTCAGGCAGATATTACAGATTTAACTTATGAAGAATTTTTAAATTTAAATGATTTGATGGAGTCTTTATGGCATCAATCTTTACGTCAAAATCAAATGAGAATACAAGGTGAATTAGTAGATATACAGCCATTAAAAGATACTTTAAATAATCGTATGAAAGTAATGATATCTAGAAGTAAAAGATTAAGTGCTAGAGCAGCAACACCTATTGGAACAACGGAAGCTGTACCAACATCATATGGCGATTTTTTAGGGTTGTTAGGATTTGGAGCAAAACTGAGAAGAATGGAACCGTGGGTTGACATGATGGATGGAGCACAAGGTGTAAATCCGGGATTTCTTTCAGCAGTATTAGAATTAAAAGATGGCAAATTAGGTGATTTTTATAATACGTTATGGTTTCCAATGCGATCAGCATTAGATGAATACAGAGTAGATCAAACTATTTATACAAAAGAATATGCAGAATTAGTTGGTGCTGTTGATTTTGGTAATACAGAAATTATGGCAAATGAATTTGCAATGGTTTCTGAAGAGTCTCAAGCATATAAATTTGGAGCAGAAAGTAATGGCAGAGGAAAAGTTGAATTGCTTGGAGCTATGCTGCATACAGGTAACGACAGCAATAAAAAGAAATTATTACTTGGCAGAAAATGGGGCAAACTTAACGAAGATGGGTCATTAGATTCAACTCATTGGGATGCGTTTGTAGAACGTATGATTAACGAGGGACATTTAACAAAACAAGATTTTATATTTTTACAGTCAGTATGGGATTTAAATAAAAAGATGTTACCTCTTTTGCAAAAAGCACATAAAGAAACTGAAGGATATTATTTTAAAATAGTTAAACCAACGCCAATTGTGAATAGATTTGGCGAATTTGAAGGAGGTTATGTACCTGCTAAAGGTGATCCAAATATGACAGATGTAAATATTAAAGATGAAATAAGTACCGCAAAAATGGAGTTTAAAAATTCATTACCAAAAGTTGAAAACGGTATGACAAAAAAACGTAATGAGCAGTTTGCACAACCACTATCATTGCATTTAGGCTATATGACAAAACATATAGATGACACACTACGTTATGCCCATATACAACCAGTAATCAAAGATTTATTAAAAATAATAGACGATAAAGAATTTACAAAGTTATTAAAAATTATAGATCCAACTATTAAAGATGAAATGATAATGCCTTGGTTAAAATCAGCAGCTAGTCAAAAAACATATTCACCTAGTGTGCTTGGTCCAAAAGCTGACGCACTTATACAAATTGGTAAACGTAGAACTGGTATGGGAATAATGTTTGGAAATTTAACAAACGCATTTACACAACTTACAGGTTTATTCCCTGCACTTATAAAAGTAAAACCTAGACATTTAATAGAAGGCATAATTGAATACATGAAAGATAGAGAAGGCACAATGCAAAAAATTGCCGCAGCATCACCTTTCATGGCAGATAGACAACAGAATTTAATATTTGATATTCAAGGCAGGTTAAACGATTTAATTATAAATCCGGATAATTTTCAAAAAATGCAAGAGTGGAGTAAAGCTCATGGTTATTTTTTACAACAAACATTTCAAGGTATAACTGACGCTATTGTCTGGATTGGAACTGTTAACCAAGTAACTGAAAGAATGCCTGTAACTATGAGCAATGAAGAGGTAATGGCTGAAGCTATTAAACAAGCAGATGCAAATGTTCGTATGACACAAGATAGTTTATTGCCAGAAGACAGAGCAGCATTTCAAAACATGGACCCCATAATTCAATCATTAACACAATTTACTGGTTACTTTAATATGATTGCAAATTTAGATTTTACGCAATATCAAAAGTTAGTTAAAGATGAAATAGGTTATAAAAATAAAGGTATAGGAACAGAGCAAGGATTTTATTTATATCTGTACACTATTCTTATGCCAGCAATAATCTCAGGTCTTATTATGCGTGGTTTAGGTGGCAGATTAGGAGAAGACAAAGATGATGATGGCTATATACATGATGATGTAGCTAAAGCATTTTTAGGAGATATTATGGGTTACAAGGCAGGTTTAATACCTGTAGTAGGACAACTTGCACTTATCCCAATAAATGCTCAAAATGATCTGCCTTGGGATGACGATATAGTTTCTAGCCCAAGTATTGAAGCATTGCAAGATTCGGCTCGTGTAATACTAGATCTTCCCATAACAATATTCCAAGAAGGTTTAGAAGGTACAACAGGAAAACAAATAAGAGATGTTTCTACCTTGGTTACATTAAGAACTGGCATTCCATTTACACCATTAGGTAGAACATTTGGTTATTTACGAGATGTACAACGTGGCTATGCTAAACCTAAAGGACCAGTTGATTTTATAAGAGGTGTTGTTACAGGTAAAACAGGTACAAGATAATAAAAGTGTGACCGTAATCTATAAAGTTATTGATAACCTTAATAAGATAGTGAAAATGTCTAGTTAATGACGATAAATTCGACTACACGAAAGACTAGTAATTTGGCCGGAAATGGCAATACTCATACATATCCGTTTGCCTTTAAAGTTTTTACAGACGCAGATGTAGTTGTAAAAAAATTAGAAGTTAGTACAAGTATAGAAACTACCTTAACTCTAGGTGCTAACAATGATTATATAGTTACTTTAAATTCAGATCAAAATGGTAATCCCGGTGGAAGCATAACCTTAAAATCAGGTGGTAACAATTTTAATTTACCTTCTGGTTTTCAACTTGTTATTACATCTGCTGTAGAACCATTACAAGGAACAGATCTTACTAACCAAGGTGGATTTTACCCAGAGGTTATTAATGACGCTTTAGATCAAGCAGTTATATTGCACCAACAACAGCAAGATGAATTAGATAGATCAATTAAATTTTCATTAACTAATACTATTGGTAGTTTAGAAATTACAGAAAACGCTAACGCTCGTAAAAACAGAGTATTAGGTTTTGACAATTTAGGTGAGTTTGAAGTATTAAAAGAACTAGGAACATATCGTGGTAATTGGGCTGCTGGTACTTCTTATGCAGTAAGAGATCTTGTTAAAGATACATCTACAAATAATATTTTCTTTTGTAATACAGCACATACTTCACAAGGTGCACAGCCATTAACAACTAATACTAACTCTGCAAATTGGGATTTAATAGTAGACGCAGCATCATCTACTACTGCACAAAATAATGCAGCGGCATCCGCTACTGCATCCGCAAATTCTGCCACTGCCGCAGCTTCATCTCAAACGGCAGCAGCAAATAGTGCGACGGCCGCAGCAACGTCTGAAACAAATGCAAGTAATTCTGCAACTACTGCATCTACAAAAGCGACACAAGCAGACGCATCTAAAACAGCCGCCCAAACTGCGCAAGCCGCAGCGGAACTTGCACTTGATACTTTTGATGACAGATATTTAGGAGCAAAACAAAGCGACCCGGCTACGGATAATGACGGTAATGCACTTATAGATGGAGCGTTATATTACAACACAACATCTAACATAACTAAAGTTTATGATTTAGGTACAACATCTTGGTTAGTTGTAAATATAACTGGTACTGATCTAACAAATACAAATACAGTTGCTGGTGCGATTAGTAACGTTAATACAGTAAGCAGCAACATTTCTAATGTAAATGCAGTTGCTAGTAATTCTAGTAATATTAACGCTGTAGCTGGAAATAACAGCAATATTAATACAGTTGCAGCAGCTAATACAAATGTTAATTCTGTAGCTGGCAGTATTGCAAACGTAAATACTGTGGCAAGCAATATATCCAACGTCAATACAGTAGCAGCGGATATCGCTAAAGTAGTTACTGTCGCTAATGATTTAAATGAAACTGTTTCAGAAATAGAAACAGCAGCAGCAGATTTACAAGAAACAACTTCAGAAATAGATACTGTTGCTAATGCAATTACTAATGTAAACCTAGTAGGAAATAATATAAGTAATATCAATGCAATAGGTACTATTCTTGCAGGTCAAACTACATATGCAGTAACTGTTGCTAATGGTGTTTTCTATATTGATGGTGCTGCTAATCCAACTCTAAGTATTATTAGAGGGTTTACATATATATTTGACCAATCGAACAATTCAAATGCTGGGCATCCATTAGCTTTTAAAGATGGAAGTGGCAATGCTTATACAACTGGAGTAACTGTTAACGGTACGGCAGGTCAATCAAATGCAAATGTAACTTTTGTTGTACCTTCAAATGCCCCTGCATCAATGCGTTATTACTGTACACAACATGGTAATGGTATGGGTAATACTATTACAGTTGGTGATGACAATATTGGTGTTGTAGCAGGTGATATAAATAACGTTAATACTGTTGCAGGTTCAATCTCTAACGTAAATAATGTTGGTGGTAGTATTGCAAATGTTAACTCTGTTGCTAGTAATTTAAGTGGTGTTAATGCATTTGCTGAAAGATATAGAACAGATAATAGTGGTAATAATCCATCAACTAATAATGATGGTGGTGATTTATTTTTTAACCAAGCAAGCGGTAAATTACTTGTTTATAACGCTAACACTTCTGCATGGGAAGAAACACAATCTGTTGGTAACTTTTTTATAAATACTATTAGCAGTTTTAGTGGCACTGGTGGTAATAGTGCAACGTTTAATGGATCTGCATACAAATTTACATTAAGCAATGCAGGTCAGTTTGCTCAACAAATGTTGGTAAGTGTTGCTGGTGTAGTACAAAAACCAAATACAGGCACAGGACAACCTAGTGAAGGGTTTGCTTTAGATGGTGCAAACATTGTTTTTGCTGCTCCACCTCCAGCCGGGGCTGATTATTTTATAGTTACTATTGGTGCGTCTGTAAGTATTGGTACGCCTAGCGATGGCACTATTACAGAAGCCAAATTAAATGCTAGTAACAATCCTGTTAATGGATATTTTTTACAAGCACAATCTGGTGCAGCAGGTGGTTTAACTTGGGCTGCTGTAGATCTTACTAATCTAAGTGCAAGCAATTTAACTTCTGGTACTTTACCTAATGCTAGATTCCCTGCAACATTGCCAGCAGTTAGTGGAGCAAATCTAACTAATTTACCAGCAGGTAATTTAACAGGCACAGTAGCAGATGCTCGTATCACAAGTTTAACAGCATCAAAATTAACAGGTGCTTTGCCCGCCATAGACGGATCAAACCTTACAGGTATTACCTCAACAACTATAAACAACAACGCAAACAATAGAATTATTACTGGTTCTGGAACTGCAAATACTTTAGAAGGTGAATCAACCTTAACCTTTGATGGTACAAATTTACTTTTTGGTGCTGGTAGAAGTCTTAGATTTACCTCTGGTGGAGGTTGGTCAGGTAATAGTGCTATGAAGATTGAAGGTCATAATAATCATCTTTATCTTTGTGGTGGATCAAGTGGATTTATCTTTAGAGATACTGGTGGTACTGACCAATGGGGTATCAATAGTAGTGGACATTTTTTTCCTCAAAGTAACAATACTTACGATATAGGTACTACAAGTTATAGAGTAAGAAACATCTACACCAATGACCTTAACTTATCTAACGAAGGTTCTTCTAATGACGTTGACGGAACTTGGGGAAGTTATACTATACAAGAAGGAGCAGAAGATCTTTTCTTGGTGAACAAACGCAATGGTAAAAAA